AACAAACCTCAGTTTTGTCATATTGCTCCTACCCCACATTTGGATCTTGTAGATGGTCGATCAGTCCATCTTACACTTGCACATCTGATCGAAACGGATCAGAAGTATGTTGACTTCTACCTTGAACAGAAGGAGAAGTATGGCTGTACAATCATTATGGACAATAGTGCATTTGAGATGTATAAGCAAGGTCGTCCAATGTATGATAGTGAGAAACTGATTACAATGGGCAAGCGTATCGACGCTGACTATATTGTGATGAGTGACTATCCTGGTGAAGAGTCACAGAAGACTATTGATGCAGCGGAACGTATGGGTCCAGAGCTGAAAGAAGAAGGGTTCAAGACCTTCTATGTTCCACAAAGTAAGATTGGAGATATGGATGACTACCTTAAAGGCTTTAAGTATGGATGTTATTCAGATAACGTTGATTACATTGGTGTGTCTATTCTTGGTGTTCCCAATGCGTTTGGTGGGATCGAAAAGGATAACAAACTACAGCGCTTTGCGTCTAGGCAACGGTTATACTACGAACTAGCAACTACACCCTTCCTTGCTACTGCTAGACACTTAGGTAAGAAGTTTCACTTCCTTGGTATGGTTGATGGTCCTAACGAGATTATGTTTATGAACCCATTCCGTAAGTTCATTGATACTTGGGATTCATCTGCTGCTGTATGGGCTGGCTTGAATGGATTGAAGTTTGATACAAGTCCTACAGGTCTAGTAGATGGTAAGTTTGAAAAAGAAGTTGACTTTAACTTCGAAACAAACGACTATGGTCTTATAGAGATGGCTAAGGAAAACATGAAACGCATTGATGCACTAGTATGGGGTTATCTATGGGAAAACTAAGGGATGAATTTGGTATGGAAGTTAACTTAAAACTATTGAAGTTACGCAATGATGAATACAACTACAGCGAGCCTGAGTATCTACAACAGCTTGTTGATTATGTTGATTCTACCTACGGACAGCACTATGTGAATGAAGGTATTCAGGTAGTGGATGTATGGCAGAGTATGGGTAGTCTGAATACGACAGCTCGTGATACTGCTATCAAATATCTTGCACGTTATGGCAAGAAAGATGGAAGAAACCGCAAAGACCTTTTGAAGGCTATGCACTATATTATTTTAATGATGTACGCAGAGGATAGTAATAATGATGATTCATCTAGCGAGCTCCAGTAGCTTGTCCTCCCTCAGTGAGTTTACTGAGAACCAAGTCCAACCGAATGCGATTGACCTACGTGTCGAATCGTTGAAACTAATTGATGACACCACTACCTTTGTTATTGATGAAGATAAGAAACTCCACCGTGGATCGAAGCCAGTGTCAACCGAGGGTGGTTATTGGACACTTGAATCTGGTAAGCGATATGAAGTTATCTTTGAAGGTATTGTAGACATTGGAGAAGGTGAAGCAGGATGGGTGATTACTCGTTCTACCTTGAACCGTAATGGTCTGTTCCTTACTTCTGGATTGTATGACTCAGGATACAAAGGTGTTATGGCTGGCTGCCTTCATGTAACATCTGGCCCAGCTCTCATCAAAAAAGGCACACGCCTTGGTCAGTTTATCTTGTTTGATGCTGAATCGCTATCGTCTTATGATGGTGACTATGGTATAGACAGCGAACACGATAAGAAGTATGATGAGTAAGACAGCTTTAGTAACAGGTATTACAGGACAAGATGGTGCATACCTTGCACAGCTGCTTCTTGATAATGGATACAAAGTGTACGGTGCCCAACGCCGGAACACTGGACTGAGTCATTGGCGTCTTGATCGTCTTGGCATTACAAATGACATTGAGTTTGTAGACTTTGAGCTGAATGAGATGTCTAATATCCAACGTGTTTTGGATAAGACAGCACCTGATGAGATCTATAACCTAGCGGCACAATCTTTTGTGCACTTATCGTTTGAACAGCCAATATACACTTCAGACTGCAACTATATGGGTCCTAGCCGCATTCTAGAGGCGATGAGATCACTTCATATGGAAGATGATGTTAGGTTCTATCAAGCTGGTACATCGGAAATGTTTGGCTCTGTTCAAGCTATTCCACAGTCTGAAACAACACCATTCTACCCACGGTCTCCATATGGTGTTGCTAAGTTGGCTGCATATTGGATGACAGTAAACTATCGTGAGTCGTATGATATGTTTGCTTGTAATGGTATCTTGTTTAACCATGAGTCACCATTACGTGGTGTAGAGTTTGTCACACGTAAGCTC